TGCATCGAGTGATCTCCACGCTTCTGAGCGTCAAGAGCCATCTTCTTACGAAGAGCGATGCGTTCGTTCTTTTTGTCAAATGGATCAGCTTCTTCTTTCATGGATTTAGCCGCCATTGCTGCATGTTTTGCAGCTTGATCTAAATGGTGTCCAGCTTCGGAAGATTTCTTATCAATCGTGTGAGCTGTATAAGCTGCGGTGTGAGCTTTTGAAGCTGCTTCGTGATCAGCTTTCGTATTTGAAGCATTTGCTTTCTGAGAAGCTGCATGAGCCTTTGCAGAATAATCTGAAAGGTGATCTTCTTCCATTGTTTCCTCTTTTGGAACACAGTTAGGAACGGTCTTACCATTCTTCTGCTTTGTTCCAATCGCTTCATAGCCTTTCCAACAAGCGTCTTCTAATCCTTCTTTCATTGACTTCGCTGCAGTTGCGTGCTCTTTTGCCTTTGAATCATGATAAGCAACTGCTCCACCCTGCGAGACTGCATGAGCCATCTGGTGAGCTTGCATCGCCTTCAAGTGATTGTCGCGAGAAGGAAATTTAAGAGCTTTTGCAGTAGCTTGAGCCGCATGATAAGAAAGGTGTCCTAATGATCTTAAATTCTGTGCATCTGGACTCATTCCAGCCGCTTCATCATAAGTTGTAGGATATCCACACAACTCGTTCGTTTGGATCTTATCAGGATTTACATCTTGTCCTGGAGTTCCTTGCTTATATTTGTTTATAAGCTCGGGTGTACCCCATTCTCCTGCTCCGAGTTCTTCTCTGATTGCTTTAAGATTCTTCATGATGCTTTATTGAGAGTGCGTATTTTACTGATTGAAATTCCTTCGCGAGTCGGCGTGCGAACTTGAATTGGTTTTGCTGTTGGAATTGGAGCCGGATCCAACTTTTCATTTGGGATCACCTTGCTCTCAACGAGTTCAACTGCATTCAACCATTTGCGAACCTTGCGTCCATCACTTAGGCTCACAAGAAGATAGTTAGGTCCACAGTGAGTGATGCTACCAACTTCTTCTGATTCTTTGATTACAACTTGATCTCCAACTTCAAAGAGTTGGCCAGCCACATATGCCTCACGCCGTTCTGAAACGGTTTCAAGTTGAATATGTTTTCTAAAATTCTTTGATTCCTTTAATCCAAGACCATTACGAACTGCATTGAAGAGTTCCTCGATCTCAGTGAAGCTTGAAGGAAGTCCTTTTGCGAATGTATTAAAATCGTTTGCAGCTGCAGCAAGTCTCATTCTATCCTCGAGGTCATTGCTTTCGGTGATCGATATAGCGCGGACCTTTTTAAAGTTGAAGAACTTATTTGCTTCTCCTTCAAGAAATACGCCATTGTTTGCCTTCAGGACTGTGTCATATTGTATCGATCTTACATCGTCTGCACAGATCTCCACTGAAGTAAATTTTTGCTCGTATAGTTTATAGCAGATATCTTTAATATCCGATACACTATCTGCTACGATGTTTCTAGCATGCTTTGGAAACATCTTACGCATCCACTTTACTTTTTCCTCGAGAGGAAGTGGGTTGTTTTTCGTATCAACACTATTTGATACGTAGATACGATAGGGTCTTCCTTTTGCCTGTTCAAATATCTTATTCAGGAACTTCTCATGATGAAGTGTCGGGGGATTGAACTTCTCAAAGGCGATAACGATCTCCTTTGGAGCATCCTCGATGACGAATTGAGAGAAGGATTTGATCATGGCTGAGTTGCTTTGCCATGAAAGCTCTCGATGTTCTTTTTCTGCTTCGCGCGACTATCTTCCCAATGTTTCTCTAACGCCTCTTGAGCGGATCCTTCTTCAGGAAGTAGGCCATGATGACGTTTCCACGCATAGAGATCTTGCATCTCTGTCTGCCCATTCGTGTAATTGACTGTGATGAAATCCTTGAAAGAATACATTGTTTCGAATTGCCCATCGAATGAGAAAAAGTATCCCATTCCTTAATATAGTATTGACTATTTATACTAAATTGAGATTTTGTAAATAGCCGAAAGGAGACTTTTCCGAAATCGTTTTCAAGGTTTCGAGGTCTTTTATGCCATGGGAAGCAAATGCTCCACCCTTTATGGCTGCAATACACTCCTGGACTCGTGAAGGATACCTGGCACAGGATATATTCTCCCAGGAATAAGATAATCCTGCCTCTAGAAGGTTAAAAACAGGTATTCCTGCCCTCTCTGATGCCATTCCAATGTATCGATCGGTGTATCCATATTCTGCATCCCACGGAGTCAATCTCTCCATTGAATCAGTGATCTTTTCAAGTGATTCCCTTGTATAGATCTGAGGGTAATGTAGGTAATAATTGGCTAGAAACTTCTTTCCAGGAACAGGAGATACCGGTTCATTCATGAACTTAGTTGCCGATATCCATCCTTCCAGAGGGATCGCTCGATCGGGTATCGGTCCCCAACATAGGCTATCATACTCGAAAAGCATCACATACGGATAGTTTTGATAAGAATCCCTTGCTAGTTTCAGGCATTCATAGACTCTCATGTTTGTTTCCTTGGAATAAGAGCTTACATTATTCACGCTCTGGAATAGCTCGATCTCAGGATGCTTGATGTGAAGCTTATGCTCTAAAGGTGTTACGATAAGTAAGTGCCCACAGGTCTTCAACCAATAAGGGATATGCCGAAGGACAGTATCTCTTACAGAGACATGAGCCATAACAATCCCTAGAACTTTAGATCTATCAAGCATAGTAATAAGCCTTATATTTCTCTGAGAGTCTACCGAAATTGTCTCGATGAGCGTCCTTGACTCGATCCCATTTCTGAGGTCCATGCTCGTGCAGGATGTATGTTTCGTTTGTATTCCTACCCCAGATGTATGACCAGTTTAATTGTCTAGGAAGTTGAATGGCTCGATTTTGCTTCATGAGTATGTGACCGACCATCGTCCAGGCAATCTGCTCAAGCATATTGTTATTATTTCTTTCTTTGCAGAACGCGTATTGAAGCTCGTATAAGGAAGCAATGTCCTTTCGATCCTGAGAGTTATCCGTTCCAAAGTAAAGTACTCCTGCATTGCATTCTCGAACATACTCATTGAGTCCAGAGATCTGTCTCACGTTTGGATCATCACCAATCCCAAATGCAACTTTTGGAAGTCCTTCGATGATACGAGTAGGATCCTTGACGAAGAATGCATCAGCATCGAGTATGATGCATCTTCCTAGAACTTGAATCGATTGACACAGGAGAGTTCCTTTTATGTCAAAGTTCTTACCTTTTCGAACGATCGAGGATATAGCGTTTGTATAAAATCGAAGGTAAGATAAAGGTTCAGTTCCATCCTTATCGTAAGGAACTGCGTCAGTCGGAATAGGAACATCTAAGTCACAAATAAGCACGACTCGATATTTGCATCCTGACTTTTTATATTGCTCGATCCAAGCGTTAAGAAGCGGCAAGAAAGCCGCGTCACCAAAGTGCGTGATTCCAATAATCATTCTCCAGATAATTTAATTGAAGACGCTAATTTCTCGTCTTTATATTTCAAACGAATAGACATAATAAGCATTTTATTTGATTCAACTCGAATACTATTATCTCCTGAAAGTTTAAGATCCACTCCATATTTAGAAATAAAGTCGCACTTCTCATTGAGTATAGGATGAGTAATCTCTGCCGTGAAAGGCGATTGCTCACCCTTACCTGTAATCTTTACGTATGGAGGATACACTATCTCTGCATCAAGCCATTCATCGAGCATGTGATGCACTAATTTATGAGGCTTCATTCGGCTATAGCATTCAAAAATATCGTCACGAAGATCCATTAATAGTTTATCACCTATAGCTATCGTTTGCTTACGAACTCCAGGATTCGATCGGAGATAAGCTTTTCTCTTCTCTGCAGATTCTGGAAGACTTAATTTTTTAACAGCGTCTTCAGTGACCTTTTCAATCTTCTTTACTAAATTAAGCTTTAGTATTTTATCAATCGTGCCAATTCCTGGATTCTTAAAAGCAATATCTTTTTTAGCTGAACTTGTTGACTTTGCAGAGATACCAAGATAGCCATCGGCTGGTCCTGAAGAAAATTGAACAAGAACATCGGCAGGATTTCCATTCTGAGGAACTTCTCTACCAACTATTCGAGTGATAGCTCCTGGCTTTGAAGTCCACCACACTCCTTTGATCCCTCCAGTGTATTTGTTCTTGTAAGCCCATTTCAAAAATTCTTGAGCCATCTTTTCTGCACGGCCAATTGCAACTTCAGCCTCTTCTTTAGTGATCTCTCCAATCCTCTTGTTATAATGATTCTGCGCGTCAGCACCGACCTTTGCCCAATTCCGATTGGCTAAAACAAAGGCAATGTGTAATTCGTTGACGTCGGAGATAAGAGTATTGGCAGTCATTTGGTCTTATTTATTCGACCAAATGACAAACCTTTACTTTCTTATATAGTCTGGATCATACTTGTTCCAGGAAGCATTCTTAAACTTCTTTTGCTGCGAGAAGTTAGCATGAAGTCCTACTTCTCTACCATAAGCATCAAACTCCCATGGTAAATCGTAGTAGTCTATCTTTCGAGTATCGTATTTCTTTTTCTTCCAGACTATGACATGTAGGCTGCTCGTATCTCTTAATTCTCCGAGTACGTACTGCTTTACGTGAGCGCACTCATGAGCAAGTGCGCGAAGCAACCCATGTATCTGCATACTGGCGTCAATGTTTATCTCAAATTCTCTTGGCTCATCTTCGTCATCCTCCCACATTACGTCAGCACGGCAACCACACCTTTCGTAATAGTCTTTTCTGAGTTTAATAACGAGCATTACCTCATAGTAATTATGAGGTAATAACTTCTTCAAATAAAAGCTGGCCGCTTCTGCCACCAGCTCTCTTTGAAGTTTTGATCCGCCTGAGACTGCTATCTCACTGTCCATTGATGGCCGCAATTTTTCTGTCTTCGTCGGATAAAAGGGCAAAAAGTAAATTAATGCCTGAAAGCATCAATTCCACGAATGCTGCGTTATAACGGTGGTCAAAAGCATTATGAATGGCAAAGCCAATCATCATTCCTGATGACATGTAACTAAGGCGATATAAGTAGTTTTCGGCGAATTTTACAAATCGGTTCATATAGTAGTAATAATTTATTCTTCTAGTTTGTTGATGTAGTTGTCTGCGTTGTATTTAGTAATCTCTCTGGCCTCTTGCTCGATCTCTCGCTGAGAGACAGGGATTACTCCAAGAGCTATCGTTTCTTGCCTAGCTCCGAAAAGTTTTAATAATTTCTGAATAACTGCGGGTTTGTTTACCTTATATCTTCCATCTGGAAGAAGGGATAATAAATTCATGAACTGTCACTCTAACAATTTGTTGACTGAAAAAGAACGAAAAAAATAAGGATCGAGTTGGCCAAGAGGTTTTTGCTATATCCGTAAGTCAGGCCAGTTATTGTTTTTGTTTTGTTTGTTGTTTAGTTGATCCTAACCAACTCGATCCAAAGTGAGAAAAAGACGTATTACTTTTTAATATCGCCTTTGATAGTATCTACTGCATTTTTGATGGTGTCTTCTGTGGCATTGATTTCACCCTGGAGTTTGGTTCCACAGAAATATCCTGCATAGAAAGAAATACCACAAAGAACTATGATAAAAAATAAGGTCATTTTGAGAGTTGATATAACTGTGGTTGTTTACCACGAACGCCAGGACGCTTTGGAGCTTCACCGACGATCTTAGCGTTTTTCTTTACATAATCAACGAGGTACCAATGGCAGATGCCGGTAGCTTCGAAGATTTGATGAAGCGTAAATGGAGTCGTAGGGAACTTGAACTTCTCAACGATTTCTATAGCTTCCGATTTTTTCAAACCACGGCGGAAGGATTCCTTCTTAGGTGCTTTGACTGGCTTTGGAGCCTTAGGAGCACCTGCTGGTGTTGTAGCAGGAGTTGCTGCAGTTGTTTTTGGTGTTTTAGCAGCAGAGTGACCAGCTGCGATAGTTGTTGTTGACGATTGCATATATTACTCTTATTGGTTAATGTATTAGTTTCGGATGTTAATCCTGAACTTATAGTACAAAATTAAACGCTTTATGTAAATAAAAAAGTGATATTTTTAAATTTTATAAGTTGTTGATTATCAGCAACTTATGTCCAGAAGGTATCACGATTGTCAATAATCCACTTACAGAACTTCGTGTCCGTATCATTTAACTTCTTTTCTGCAGCTAGAACATCTTTGTAAACTGCAATGTAGGGTCTTTCATCACTTAGATCAACTAAGGCATAAGCAATATCTAGATTTCTTACAAGCTGTGCTCTACCCGTCTTTGCATAATCATAATGTTGATGAATTAGCTTGGCTAATTTTTTATGTTCTTTCGTGGAGTCCCAATCGATAACTTCAAAACATTTTTTACGCTCGACAAAATCGATTATGCATTGAAGATGAAAGGTAATGATGATATCGCATAAATCAGTTTTCTTAAAAGGAAACACTAGATCTCTCATCTCTTTATGAGGATTCGATAATCTATGTTTGAATTTAAGATAAGAATTACGGATTCTTTGCCGTGTATCATATATGAAACTATTCATAGTGTTACGAACAAAGTACTGGATTGGATAGTGCTCTCTTACGTACTTATTGAACTTGTCCCATTCACTTTCTTTCTTGGATTTTTTCATATCATACTTCATTGCAAAAGGCTCGAGATAAATTGGGCATGGCCAAAACCAAACGCTTTTCTCGCGTTTATTAAAAGCTAGATTCAAATAAGAATCTAGAGTATCGATTGTAACGTCATCGACGTGGTATCTTGAAATGAATTGTCTACGCATCTGTGGAATCTATTTCTTCTTGGATTGGTGTATAATCACTAGCATTCTTTTGTGCATATTCTGGATTTAGAACTTTGATCCACCCATTATAACTATGAAGAGACCCAATTGATCCCGTCACTTCACAGGTATGAATTGACATGGTCTCGGCCATGTGTACAATCCCGTTAAAATAACTCCTATAACCATTTAGAATCTCTTGAGCTTTTTCAGGCCATTTCTGTATGATGATTTGAGTATTAGGTGTATACTCTTGATGGAAATAGAATCGAAGACTTCCATACTTCTCTTTGACTTGATCTGCCACAATCTGAGGAGGATCTAATCGAATATAGTTGTTTTCGACTTCATCATGAACTACGAACCCAGTGCTATACGTATTCTGTAATGCTTCGCAAAGTACATCTATAAGATGGTACCAACCGTCCTCACACTCAAATCCCCAGCACATAGCAGTTGTACGCGGATCTCCGTTTCGATTGACGAAGATCTTGGGGTACTTCTTGCAGAGTGAGGAATCGAGTTCAGGACTCATGAATTAGCTTTCTTGGTTTGAGGAACCTGAAGACCGGTGGTGAATATCATATGGTTGAGCAAACCAATGGATCGTATCTGTAGATAGTCTTTTCTCTTCTAGATCCATTCTTGCAGCGCGTTCATTTGCTGTCGCAGTTGCCTTTAATTGAGGAGCTGGACGAGGTAATGAAGTTATACCTCTGCACGTTTTTACGAGTTCAATCATTGCTTTTACTTTTCGACGGTAGTTGTATGAGTCAAAAAGACGATAGTGCTTTGGATTGAAATCGACTTTTGGTTCTGAACTGTTTTTATATTTTTCCATAGTGTATTATCGAGTTATTGCAAATGCTAAGTCTTGAAATTTGTGTCCAATATAGATTAAAACGTTGGCGATTCTTTTTGTTACTATCCTGTATGGTCTAGTGTTGAATAAGTACTTGTTCTGCCATTTTGCGTTTTCGATCTCTTGGTCTCTCTTCCATCTCTCTAATGATTCTTTCCTGGGACCATTGTCTTCTGCAGTGAACTCTGCAAGTTTAACTTTTTTGAGTACGCCATTATTAAAGGTGAACATCCACTCGCTGAAGCAATCCCACTTGTCATTGACATCTCGCGTGTAGTCGTATCCGAATACTTCACCTGTGAATTTTACTTTTTTCAGATATTCGCCATCGTGCTCGAGGTGACCTAGATTGTCAAGAGGACTTTCGGATTTATCTTTTTCCGGAACTATCCACCTGCAATTTTTATACTCTTTGACATAAAGCATCTTGTTTTTGATGACATAGTTACTCATGTCATTATTGAAGTCTTTTGTCTGGAGTTGCCAGGACTTCTTTTTATCGAAGTCTAGCAGACGCATCTCATCATTGAGAGGAAGCTTTTCAGCGTGTAAGTAGTCGAACATTCCCATTGTAGTAATTTGTTGAGAGTATACTATATCAAGTTTGAGCGGATTGTAAATCTAAAACAGCATCATTGAATAATTCTTTTTGAACTTCTAATTCAAAGATTGGAATCGTCTTTTCGATGTATGGTTCGAATGCTTCGGAGATATCTGCAAAAGTCATTTGTTTAGTTTTCATAGGTGATTATTCTACTTGAAATCCTGAGAAGTTGTGATCTTTCTTTGGTGAAAATTTAGAGTTTGGACTATCTTTCGTGAGTGTTTGAGCTTTATTCTCTACATCATAAAGTTTCATCTTGGATCGATCGACTCCAATCACGAACCTTTTGTTCTTTATGATATCGTTATAACGATTCTTGAGTTGTTTCACCATGATTTGCCCGATCTTTTCAAGCTCTTCAGTTGAGATCAAAGCAAACATTAAGTCTGCCGTCGCTGGAAGACCAAATGATTCAGAAGTATCGGTCAACTCTACATCTGTGTTACCAAATCCAGACCTCGTTGTTTGCGTCGCAGAGAAGATGGGAACATCAAACTCCACAGCCAATCCTCTCATCTCCTCCGCGATCGCTTTTACGAATGAGTATGTATTTACGCCGCCACTAAGTCCACGGATTCTTTCCGAGGAACAAATATTCAAATAGTCAATAAAGATCACATCTGGCTTGAAATCTTTCTTTAATTTCAATTCATTCAAGAGAGCTCGAAAATGACCCGAGTGTGCAGAAGCCGTAGGATACTCTTTAATGATAAGCTTTCCTGTCGTATTCGCAGCGATCTTCGTCATTTTATTATCAAACATCTCACGAGGAAGAGTCTCCAATTGATCGATCGCGATGTTCATGAGGTTTGCATCGATACGTTCCGCGATCCTTTCCTCAGACATTTCCATTGTGATATAAAGAACGTTCTTGCCCTGAGATAATGCAGAAGATGCAACATGGCACATGAAGAGTGATTTACCAACACCAGTTCCTGCAAGAGCGATATTCAGAGTCTTCTTTGGAACTCCACCCTTCGTGATCGTATTAAACATCTCCAAGTCAAATGGAAGACGATCCTCGATCTTATGATAGAAGTCAAATCGATCATCGGCGTCTGCGATATAATCATGACCAACACTGTTATCGAAGTTGATACTTAGAGCTTTCTGGAGTATGTCAGGGATTGCAGTTTGAGCCTTCGTCTTGCTCTTTCCTTCTATGATCTGAATAGACTCCATGATCGCCAAGAACACCGCACGGTCCTTACACCATTTCTCAGTGTGTTCTTCCAACCATTTTTCTTCAACGACAGGATTCTCGTTTAAAGATTCAACGATCTTTACAGCCTGAGGATATGTTTCCTCAGAGAGATCTGCGCTCTCTAACTCAATGGATAACGATGTCGAGGTCGGCAGCTTGTTATACTTCGAGATGAAGTTGAGTATAATTCGATACACGCCTTTATGAGCGCCTTCGAAGTACTCGGTTTTAATGAAGGGTAGCACTTTCCTACAGAACTTTTCATCATTGATCAGCTTCTGTAGAATCGTTAATTGTAGGTTCGATACCATTTGATTGTTCTTGTGAGCCTAATTTATATTTGCCCGTGTCCAACGCGTTTTGAATGATGTGACTTAGTATGTCTCCTAATAGGTTCTTAAACTCTGATGTTTTTTCTAGTTTTTTCTTATTGTGCTTCTTAGGAGACTCATTAATAATGAATTGAAATGAGAGAGTAGCGCCATCGCCGTCCTCATTGGTCTTTATTCCAACTTTACCATAAGTAACGATTACATCTTTGTACTTGCCTTTTTTAATCTTCACTGAGTACATCAGTGAATCTGGCTTCTCTACAAAGTTGTAGTCGTCCTCAGTGATTCGATTAATTCTCTTCGTCGTCATCTTTAATAGAAGGTGTATCGGTATTGACTGCGCCCATTCCAAGCTTGTACTTGGAACGAACATAGTCTTTAAACTCCTGAGAAGCTAAGATAGGATCCCAGAATTCTGTCGTGTAGGTATCTGCTTCACGACTCTTCTTCTGAGAACCTTTAATCGAATACCAACCCATGCTGGGTTTCACTACAAAACCACCTTCTAACGCAACATCAAGGAGACCTGAGTACTTCTCGATACCGCGTGCAAATGATACTGAAACTGGAACTTTGCTCTTTTCACGAACAAAACGACTCTTGTCCACATTGATCACGAAGTTATAACCGTTCAATCCTTCCGCGTCTTTATCTTGTTGACGACCTAGTATCCATACAGTGTCAGCACTATAGTAGATACCAGTACCACCAGAGAGAACATCCTTTGGATACATATCCTGTGTTTTATAAGTGTGACCTACACAGATGAGAGGTATATCATTTAAGTGAAGGTATGGAGTAATCATACGGAACAAACTCTTGAATGCTTTTGCTCGAGTCATATCAGCGACTGACTTTTCATTTAAAGCATCTTCAACTTCTTTCTTCGAAGCAAGATTACCAACCGAGTCGATGAAGATAAGAATCTTATCTCCTTTTGCGATGTTGGCCAATTGATTCATTAAGTCGAATTTAAGTTCTTCGATATTACGAATTGGGCTATGAATTACTTTATCAGTATCAATACCGAAGGTCTTCCAATAATCAAGCGGAGAACCGAATTCAGAATCATAGAAAAGAATCGCTGCATCAGGATATTGTCTTAGATAAGATGCAACCATGATAAGACCGAATGATGTCTTAAAGTGTTTTGAAGGACCAGCGAGTACAGTTAATCCACTCGTGAGTCCACGCTCGAGATCTCCGGAGAGAGCTACATTAAGCATTGGGACGTCTGTCGCGATATCGTCCTTTTTGTTAAAAACCGTCGAGTTCGAGAGGACTGAGGTGAGTTCTAACTTAGAGTTTTTCTTGAGTTTTTCGAGTAGTGTAGACATAATAATTGGTATGTACTAAATATAACAAGTACTGCGTAACTGTACAACTTATTGTGTTTAGGCAAAAAATTTGTCTAACGATTCTGATCTATGATCAGACATATAAGTCTTTGTTTTATTATCAATGACCGCAAAGCTAGAATCAATTAAGTCTGACTTATCTTTGAGGTAACTGACAATCTCAGCAGCCATATCTTGAGCAGTTGTAACTGGAACGTTCTGGCAAATATGATTTAGATTTCTGAGTCCTCCTTGGAGTTGAAAATCCTTTGGAAGCTTCATGATCTCTAAACATTCACGTATTGTCAAATAGCGATCTTCATCCGGATGAGATAAACTCATAGGATAGTGACCAACGAAAGCTCCAATATAATCCTTTGGAATCTCCGTGATTTTTCTCATTATGTTTCCACCTGCATCTAACTTCTTTTGAATAGTGGAACACCTAGTAATAAGCTTTTGGTCTATTCCTTTTTCTTTAAACCAAGCAGCTACATTATTATAATTGTAGCCTCTGTTTTCAAGATAGTCCATCGCGCCAATTGATCTCTCGATGCTGCGCTGAAATTCCATGTGAGAAATTCCCTGATGTATTTCTTCTAATACGAATCGATAGAATGGATCTTGACTCGGAGTCTTCTTATTCGTAAGCTGACTCATTGGATCGCTACTCTTTGTAGCGCCTTTACGAATTGTATCCTCTATTCGTTCATGATCGCGATCATAGTATTTGAATAGAGGCACTTTATTACCACGAAAGAAAAAGTAGAATGTACGATCTCTCACTTGAGATAATCCATGTAAGATAGACTTCGTCTTATAGATCATGAATGTATATCCATTGTCTTTACCTATCTTACGAAGTTTAGCTACAACTGGTTCACCCATCTTTGAGGCTAAGCGTGGAGCGTTTTCACCCCAGAATACCTGAGGCTGTATGTTTTCTAGAACAAACTTAGCCGTTTCACTCATCCAATCATTTGCAGCTGCATCAGATTTTGCAGAAGGAGATAAAGAACTTAATCCTGCGCAAGGGCATACGGTATTGACTACGTCAATCTTTCCTTTACGCAAATTTACTTTATCATTCTTATCGATAAGCGCGTATTGCACCTCATCATTATAATACTTTACTATATGCTGATCGTTATTAGAGAAAAGAGAATATGAAAGGATGTATTCTGGCCGTGAACCAAATACATTTTGCATGGCGATTGTCTCACCACCTATTAAGGGAACAATTGATGCGTACTTCATAATTTTTCTTTAATTCTTTTCATTATTTCGGCAAAAGTATATTCTGCATCTTGATGTAGCTTATAAAATTCAAATGCGCTGTTTCGCCATTCTTCTCTCATTCCAGGATCTTTCTCGAGGGCTTTAATTGTCTCCAGCGTTTCTGCCATGTTTTCCTCATCAAGCCAGACTGTTCCGTTATTCTTACAATCTATCAATGGCTTTTTATAGTGACGATGCTTGCATAATTGCCCATACTTTTTTCTAAAAACGGGTATTGTTCCAGTGCATGCCAATTCACAGTGAGTGTACTCAATTGATCTCTCGATAAAGTGAGGCTTTAATAATGAAAGCTGATAGCCAAATCCTACTCGTGACATACGCTCAAGCATTTCAGAATTTACATAAGGACCAAAGACATAGACCAGATCTCCATAACCTTTTGAGAGATCTACAGTTGATACGTTTTCATTAATCAATCCATGAAAATCTGAGAGTTCTTGAAATCCAAGATATGCTGGAGAGCGTTCAATTCCCTCAAAAGTAGTAAGATAGCCAGCCTTCCTCAGAAAGTTATTATGGAAATCGAACATCTCCTTATATCCTTTCCAACTCGTGGTTCTTCCAATCCACTTATTGTGTTTTGCATCTTGCGTCTTGATGTCAGCTTTCCAGTACTTTTCTTTTACAGGATCGAAATACATTCCAGGCTGAAAGCCAAGAACTTCAAATGGATTGTCGTCAATAAAGTTTGAGAGCCCGCCTCCACGAATCTTTGTAGCGTATTGCGCAAAATCATTGGTTACGCTATGAGCAAAGATGATGTCTGCTCTTTGAATAGATTCATCCATGCATGCATTTCTTCGAATAGATTGCATAGAATGATCGTGTTGTATAAGAACAATAGGCTTCTTAATTTCATTTAGTGCTCGCGAAAATCCTTGAACAGCTTCATCACTATATGATTCTGGAGGAAGACTATTTACGATTACGATGTCACACTCGTTTGAAGCATGAATCATGTTATCGACTTCTTCTTTCTTACTCAGTTTAAGTTCAGTAATGCCTTGAGTGTCATGGGCGTTCTTTCTTGTCCATGATTTGTCTCTTGATGCAAAGGCTACGAAATCGTGTTTATGTTTCTTAAGCCATTTCATCTGTTCAAGTGTGAACTTAGTTACTCCACACCCTTCAATACCTCTACCCATTATAATTGATATTTTCATGATTTAATGTGAATGTACTTATAGGCCTTTTCTAGAATAGATTTTTCATAAGATTTATCGTTTAACTTCCGGTTCCGAGGACTCGGGTGAGGAAGAACAAAGTGATCAATTCCAGCTTTCTTAAGAGCCGCAGAGGCAAATCCTCCAAGAGCTAATACTCTTTTATATGGACGCGCTAATTCAAGTGTAGTAAAGTCTACATCACTGAGTTTAGGATTATCTTTTGGGCAATGAAAGGTGTTTATGAATGAGAACTTATCAATCTTAATAGTATTCATCCATAACGTTAAACGATCAAAAGTCGAGTTTTTTCTTACTCGACTTCCCGTAATTTTATTTGAGGGATTCATCCCCACTACGATTGTTTTCATTCGCTAAACTCCCAAGTAACACCTGCTTCTTCAAATAGACTTAGAGTTAATTCACATGAATCTTTCCAGTTTCCGGCTCTTTCTATTCTAGGCATAACGATATGCTTACATCCAACTTGAATCATACCCTTTGCACACTCTGAACATGCTGGAAGCCCATGAATAAACATTGTAGAATCGCGAAGGGATACACCATTCATTGAAGCGTTATAGATCACATTCATTTCGGCATGAACTACGTATTTGTACTTGATCTCGCGATTGCTATATCTTTCTTCTGTATCATTTATGAGTCGAGGGAATCCATTATAACCCTGAGAAAGAACTTGGCCACGATCACCGATAGCGACTGCGCCTATCTTTCGAGATGGATCTTTTGACCAAGATGCAACTTCTTTTGCGAGGTTAAGGTACCTCTGTTTCCATTTACTGTCCATCTTTTAAGAGATCAAAGTGTCTTTCGTAAACGTGTAAAGAACCAACATTCCAGATGATGTTACCTTTTTCATAATTTTCATCTGCTTTCTTATTCAAATCTTCGAGTAAACGATCTAGAACTATTGATTGCCAATAACGATCGTTCTTATAACCAAAGACAACATCATTACTTCTCATCTGCACGACTGCATGAAGCTTATTATCACGAAGTAAGTATTGAACTGCGTTTGTGCACATGAAGTCGGACATTCCATCTTTGCAATAATCTTGGTGCATAGTTGGACGAGTGTAAATCATGACAGCTCGACGAGAGTTGCGGTGTGCTAATAGTTCAAGAAGAACTGACCAATATTGCTTATGGTTTGCTTCAGAGTATATGCACCAACCATAATTTGAATTGATGTAACCTTTTGTAGAAGCAACTTGTTGCCAGATCTTTGGAGGACCACCAGGAATATCTGATACTTTTAAAGACAAAGAGTCATACCACTGAAGTTCACGCTCGACGTACTCAGTAACTTTACCAAAGATTGCTTCTTCGTCAGCTATGAAGTTTGCACCAATCAACTCGATAGTTTTTACACCAGTTTTATCAGAGACAAATCGACCTGCGGCCAGTTCATCAATGAAGTGTTGACGTATGTCTTTAACTCTTGGAAGATTTATCATTGGACTTTTGAATTGGACGATTTAAAAAATCACGATCAGAGGTTTGACCTTCAATACCGCCACGTATATATGCAACGATAAAAGAAGAGTAATTAATAAGATCCTTCGCAGAATCTTCAATCGATTCAAAGTTAGGTTTGTAGTTTGGATCATTCTCCATCGCTTCGATGACTGATCGCATTCTCAACGTTTTTGCATGAATGATATCAAGAATAGAAGATACACCACGAGGATAATAATCAGATTGACGAATTCGGCTATTTGGATTCTGATAATCGTTTGACTTCTTCGTTTGAAGTTCGGCACATTCTTGGAGAACTTTGATGGATTCTTTCATAAGGGATTAATATAAGTTATTTTTCAGTATTTGTAAACTATAAAATGCAGAGATCAAGTAAGATTTTTCTTCTTCGAGCGGCTGAAGAATCTACTCGATAATAGGTCTTTCCGGTTGAAGATACCTCTTTCCTGAAGTATCCAAGCGTCTTCACGAGTTCTTTAATATCAATCATCCAGAGAGGCGTATAGAGATACTTGAGATACGCTATCTTTTCATATCCAATCACCATAAGCACGTCACAGTATTTGGAGCTATGCAATAAAGATTTAATCGTAGTATCTGATATGTTCCAATTAAGATCTCCGTACTCAGGATGTAAGAGGCAGCTTTTTACTTGAATAAATCTACCCTCACATTCTAGATCTTGCATTCTTTTTCCGAATGGAATACTCTTTGCATTATTTACTGCCGGCGATACCTGCTTGAATAAGTTATTTAAGAGTAGATAGCATTCAGCACCCATTCCCGGTGCAGTGTGTTCGCGGATAGTATTTTCATCGCGATACTGAGGGTGACCTTCAGGGTACTTTTGTTCACGAATAATATTGTTTACAAATAGCTCTAGATCTTTGCTATAGTCTTTACCCACATCAAGCACGCCCCTCTGGGCACAATAATTCATCACCGGTTCAGAAAAAGGTTTCATATAATATTAGGGTAAGTGTTTATAGGCATACTCTATCGCCCTATCAGCTTCATTCTTCAGAGGACGATTCTGGTATATATTAGCAGTTTCAACATCGAGTTCACGAATCAATTCGGCAATTTCAACTGCAGTGATTGGATAACTCTTTTTTACGGCGTTGCATGCGATACTTGTCATGATCTTATAGATCATGCGATATCTTCCGCTGCCATCAATCATTGCAATACTTTTATATTCGTTTATAAGTTTTTTGTTTACGAAAGGGCAATCACGATAAGAACTCCAGGAGATATTCTTATTCGTCATTGTATCTTTGCGAATGTTTAGAATTTCTTTTCTTATATTATCAGGAAGTCTATCTAAAAATGAATTTCCAATCTTTTCAGAGAATTCATACTTAGTCATGAGTTCTTCAGCATTCATGAACTCACCTTTTACAGTAAAGATAAAGTTATCTGCATTTGGATACTGAGCTGGAACATAATACATCCGGCTAAAATCTTTTGTTTGCTCGTCTCCAATAGAATTAAATTCTTTACTCAGGGCATACCAAAAGTGACGAATTTTTTCATTTGGAACATGAGAAGATAAAGGGAAGACTAAACGAAACTTTGGTTTTTCTTTTGTTGAGGATGCTGTAGAATAACAAACGAAGTAATACTTGTTCTTATACTTCTCAACGATATCTTCTACTCTACCTTCATAGCTATCTACGTCAAGAGCTGCCCAGCCAGCCCAGGCGATTACATTTACATTTGCTCGCGTAGTGTTCTCTTTATAAATCGCAGGAGATATCAAAGGAGAAGATTTTTTCTTTTCTCCTCTCTTTGCTTTATATCCTGGCTGCTTTGATAACTGATAAAGCAGCGCTTCGAACTTATCCCAAGACTTGAAGTCCATTCGCTTCGCAGTCTTGTTATCGAAGATAGATTTAAAAAGAGTAAAGCTATACGTCATTTCTTCTGGAGTTTACTTAGTAGACCTACGTTATCTTTATGCTCTGGAGCAACCCAGCCATTTGGTTTAATGAGATCTGGAAGTCCTAGAGGATTTGGCCTTGAAGCTTTGATTCCTACTTCTTTCGCCATGTTTGCTTTGTGTACTTCGTCCCATGCTTTATAAGCATCAACATCAAAGGCATCAAGAGTACCTATTGCAACAACACAAAGATCAATCAAAGCGTCGACAATATCGTCCACTTCTTTTGAGTTCTTCATTTCATTCAATTCTTCTTCTAGGAATCTAATTCTAAATTCTAGAAAAGAATAAAGTTTTTGCTCATCCAGTGATCGAATCACAGGATTGACTCCAAACTTTTTATGCATGTCGCCGATATCTTTAACCCAGTTCTTGCTCATATTTGTATCCTATATTAGTTTTGGCTAGTTGTAAACAATTAAGAGAAAAAACTTTCAAGATTTGATCCGCCTTCAGCTCTCCAGCCTACTGCTTCAAGTATCTGAGAAAGAGGATCTAAGAAAGTCTTCTGGAATTGAATGTCACGATCAACATACTTATGTAGATTCAATTCCTTTGGAAGAATATCAATGAAAGATATTACATTCTCTTGAATAACATTTGGAGTCTTCAGATATGTAAACTTGATCTTTTCTCCGTTCTTGATCAACTCATACTTTCTCTCGAGTCCATTACGTTTTACGTGATGATTAAAGAGTAAGGCGCCTCTTACATGAATTGGAGTTCCCGTTCCTCCACCTTTCTTATAGATTGTAGAGTTTGAAGCCCACTCGCTGAGATTGGATACTCCTCGAGGAAAAGCAATTTGCTCAGGAGGAAGTTCATCAAACTTAGATCTGAATTCTGCAATTTCTTTTTGAACTGCAGCTTCATCCTTTGTCATAATCGTTTTAAAGAGATCTCGCATTGCATCTCTACAAACTTCAGGAGTTGAGGACTTAATCGCCTCAATACCCATGATCTTAATTTCTGGCTCATCGTACTGGACGCCTTCGTTGTTATGAACGTTTAGGATGTATCTTTTCTTTGCTGTCCAGATTCCACGATCAGCTATCGCTTCACGCTTCATCATCATACGATTCTTTGGACAACCCATTTGTTTTGCAAGCTTTTCGTAAGCTGCGTTTAAAACAGGAGTCACGCCTTTTCCACAGAACTCGTCTAAGAACTTTACAGGATTCTTCGGTTGAAACTTTTCTACAACCTTTTCCATATTCACATACAACGAATCAGTATCAATCGCGATTACATAGTCTACGTTGTTTGATTTTAACGTATCATTCAGATATTTGTTTACGGCTTTTTCTGCCCAGCGAATCGCAACTTGGCCAGATAGAGTAACTGCTTCTGCAACTCGTATATCGAAGTATCGAAAGTAAGCATTACCTAAAGCACCGTATAAAGAGTTTAAAAGAATCTTTACTGCAATCTGTTGATTATCTAAACGAGAGATATCTCTCTCAAGTTTATAAAGTTCTACTTTATCACTTTTTGGAAGTGCAGCTTTCTTCTTCTGAGCTTCGATCTTTGCGTTTTTAAGAATTACACGCTTATCGTAAATTTCATTAATGATTCGAGGTATGACGCCAATCTTATCAGTTCTAAAGTGTACGCCATTTACTGCAGTAATTACTCCTTCACGAGCAGGAGTCCAAGATTTTCCATTTAGTATAACAACGGGAGAAACTCCAGAAGCAACCTCATCACATATCGTTTCTGGAGACATGTTATACTGAATGATGAGATTTGGATACAATGAATTCAAGTCAAATGAACACACCCAGTTGTGAAGACCTATCATTGGTTCTTTCACATATCCTCCTGGATATTCTCCTTTTACATGATCTTTTGAAGGAGGAATCACTACACTTTTTCTCATGAGATCTCGATAGATGATCGAATCCCAGATTGCAGTTGTTCCTAGAGCATCAGAATAGTTTACTCCACCCATGTAAGATAGAGTTAGAACAAGTGTAATCAAACCAAGTTTATCTTCTAACTTCTCAACGATCTCTACATCGGTGATGTTATAGTCAATATACTTTTGAAAATCTTGTTCATAAAGATTTGAGAGACTTCCATACTCTTCATACGAAAGCTTTGTTGTACCAAGAACGACATGAGCTATGTTCCCAAGCTTATATGATTCTTGTTGTCCATAAGTCAAAGTTGTAAATTTTTGAAACAGATCAAGATAATCAAGCTGCGCGATACCAGTGATATCCCACATCTTTAGAGGTCTTCCTTTCACAACCATTTCTTTTTGTTCAATCTTTGACCAAGGAGAAAGTTGCTTTGCAGTTTCTTCGCCAAAAATACGAATGATTCGATTTAAGAGATATGGAATATCGAATGCACGAGTGTTCCAGCCAGTGATAATATCAGGAACATTTGGACCATTTGAGAACCATGATATAAAGTTCAAGAGCATATCAGATTCAGTCTTAAACTGGTGATAATCTACTTTACCTTTGAACACTGAGATTTCAGGATCATAAGGTTTCGTTCCCCAGACATGAAATAGATTGTCAATATTATTGTTTACAGTGATCGCAGTC